AGTAGGTAAAGACTGAGGTGGAGTAAATTTTGGACCAATTTTTATAACAAGTAAAACCGATTTTGATTATGTTAAGTATCATGAAAGTGGTCATGGTTTGCAAAATCTAATATGGGGACCTTTATTTCCATTTGTAATTGCTATTCCAAGCGCAATTAGATATTGGTATAGAGAATTAAAGTATTATCGTAAAGGATTAACTCCTAAAACAGATTATGATAGTATTTGGTTTGAAGGACAAGCAACAAGATGGGGAAACAAAGTTTACAATAGAAAGGAAAATAACTAATGAAGTTCGATTTAAGAGTTAATTATGTTGTTAGTGGACATTTAAGATACGGCCATAGAAATGTTAGTATAGAAGCAAATAGTGAAGAAGAAGCATTAGAAAAAGTAAAACAATTAAGAGGCGATAGTTTAGTTTTTGAATATGATGCATCTGAAATGTATATTGATGATTATGAAATTAACGATTATTATCGAATTAGTGTGGATGTAATTCATGATAGACAAAAGTAAAATCAAAGTAGAAATATTAAAATATCCTACTGAACAGGATTGGTTGTGAACAAAAACTTGTACTTTAAATACAGTAGGTAAAAAGTTAAAATCTTCAACTACATCAGTAGACTTAGAATATAAACAAAAATTACTTGCTTCTGAACATAGTCCAATAAGGGAACTATGGTTTGGTATAAAACTAACTATTCCATATTTTATTTCAGTTCATATTGTTCGTCATCATATTGGTTGTAATCATTATGTTTCAACACAAAGAGATGACAGACATCCAGAAAGAGAACTTTCTCGTGAAGATTTGCCGCAAGGAACTTTCGTTTCTCACATATTATCAATAAATGCGCAAGAATTAATGTTCTTTATGAGAAAAAGATTGTGTAATCAAGCGGACCCACTTATGCGCTATGTGGCAAATTTGATTAAGAAGGCAGTATTAGAAACAAATCCTGAGTTTGAAGGTCTACTTGTTCCGCTTTGTGAATATAGAAATGGAATGTGTACAGAGATGTTCCCTTGCGAAAAGGCAAAAACCTTTAAAAACAAAGATTCAGAAAAAGTAGATAAAATTAAGGAACTTATAGCTAGAGAACCTATTGATATACTATATCCTCAAGAAGCATATGATTATTTAGAAGAAATAACTGAAATTTTATATAAAGATGAAGAGAAAGAGTCTATATAGGCTCTTTTTTGATTCATTTTTGAACCAAATTTTACTTTGTTTCTAAACACTTTATAAACACTAATGTAGGAATGAAAAAATATTTGACAAACAGTAAAATTTATTATATAATATATTTGTAAATAAAAGTAAAGGAGTAATAATAGATAATTATGGCTGTAAGATATGATGAAAACAGTATAACCACATTGGATTATCGTGAAGCTGCTCGTCAATCTATAGGTATGTATATTGGTGGTAACAGTGCCGAAAATATGCAACATTTAGTGACAGAAATTGTTTCTAATGCTATGGATGAAGCCGCAGAAGGATATGGTAAATTAATTCAAGTAATTGTTAACACAAATGACAATTCAGTAGAAGTAATTGACCAAGGTCGTGGTATACCTTATAAGAAAAACAAAGCGGGTAAATTCGCAATTGTTGAAATGTGTACTAGCTTACACTCAGGAGGAAAGTTTGAAGGACAAGGAAACTACAAATCTTCTCTTGGTTTAAATGGTGTAGGTGCAACAATTACAAATGCATTGTCAACAACTTTTATCATTAATGTATGGAGAGATGGCGAACATTGTACATTCTCTGTATTAGATGGAAAACATGGTGACCCAGTTGTTGAAAAATATAGCGGCAAAAATCAGGGTTCAAGTGTATATTTTATTCCAGATGCAAAAGTATTTAATAATGCAAAATGGGATATTGAAAAGATTAGAGAAGAACTTCAACTTCACGCATTACTTAACAATGGTATCACTTTTGAACTTATTGTTAATACAGATGGAAAGAAAGTTCAAGACATTAAATATTTATATAAATCTGGTTTAAAAGATTTATTGTTAATCAAAAGCGAAGGAAAGAAGATGTTAACTGACATCACTTACTTCAAGACAACTACTGAACACGATAGCGAAAATGTATCTGCTGATGTAGAAATTGCTTTTGCTTATACTGATGAACCAGGTGAACGTATTTATTCATTCGTTAATGGTGGTTATACACCAAATGATGGAACTCACGTAACAGGATTTAAAACCGCATTTACTTCACTAATGAATAAGATGGGTAAAGAATTAGGTTATTTAAAAGATGATAAAAAATTTAGCGGCGATAGTGTTAGACGTGGCTTAGTATTGTGTTTAAGTATTAAAATGACACAAAGACCAATGTTTGCTGAACAAACTAAGAAAACTTTAAATAGCCCTTGTGCTAGACAATTAGTAAGTAAAGCAGTTGGTAAAATGCAAATTGAAAATAATGTAATTAAGCAAATATTAAAGAAAATTGAAAATGAGCAAAAAGCCGAAGAAGCCGCACAACGTAAGCGTGAAGCACAAGAAAAGATAGCTAAGGGTGGTCATTCAATGAATAGTTTAAGAGACTTACCTGAAAAGTTAGCGGATGCAAGTGACTTCACAAATGCAGAAATCTTCTTTTGTGAGGGAGACTCAGCCGCTGGTGGCGCAAAGACAGTTAAAGCAAAAAATCAAGCAATTATGCCTTTAAGAGGTAAAATTTTAAACACAACTTGTAAAGAACTTGCGGACATAATTAAATCAGATGTTATTAAAGATATATTAACTTGTCTTGGTTGCGGAATTGGAGATAATTTTAATATTAAAAATCTTCGTTATGATAAGTTAATTATTATGACAGATGCGGATTCAGATGGTAAGCATATTGAACTATTATTAATGACATTATTCTTACATCACTTACCTGAATTAGTAAAACAAGGTAAAGTCTATGTAACAACTCCACCATTATTTAAGACTACAACAAGTCGCGGCGAAATTAAGTATTGGTATGAAGAAAATAGTGAATTTAAGAAATATATAAAAAGTCATTCAAATTTAGATATTATAAGATATAAGGGTTTAGGAGAGCAAGATGCAAAAGAATTGTATGCAACTACAATGGACCCAGCAAATCGTAAATTAGTACAATTAACTACTAATGATATTGAAAAAACATTAGAATTATATTCAAAATTAATGGGTAAGAGTGCCGCAGAACGCCGCAATTATATCATTTCTCATAATATGTTAGCATATGATGCCGCAGATGATGATTTTGAAGATTTAGATGATTTTGACGAGGAATAGATTTTTCCTTGACAAAAGCGAAAAAATATAATATACTATAATAGTAAAGATAAAAAATAATAAATTATAAAGGATGGAAAGAAAAATGGAAGAAAATAAACAACCAAAATTTGAAGGATGGAGAGATACTAACATTGATGATAATATTTCATTAGGTGGTATCGTTCAACTTTTAAACATTTTTAATCAAAGATTAATTTTAATTGAAGACCAGTTAAAAGTAAAAGTCGGCAATGAAGAAGAACATACTGAAATGACTTTAACTCAATATTGGATTGAAATTCAAAAACAAGAATATCAAAAAATGTTAGAAGAAATGAAAAAGCAAAAAGAAGATAAAGAAAACAAAGCAAACAAAGCAAATGAAGAACAAAACAAACAATAATAGAAAGGGCATAGATAACAATGGATTTTAAAGACGAAAATTATTTAAATGAACGTAGTTCACAAGACTTTGGTATTTATGCCAATAGTGTAATTAAAGCAAGAGCAATAAGTAGTGTAGAAGATAATTTAAAGCCAATTCATAGAAAAGTATTATGGACTTTGTTTGAAGATAAAGTATATGATAAAGGAAAAACTGTAAAGTGCGCAAGAATCGTCGGCGATGCGATGAAATATTCACCACATGGCGATTCTTCTATTTATGGTGCATTAGTTCGTCTAGGACAATGGTGGAAATTAAAATATCCACTTATTACTATGCAAGGTAATATGGGTAATATTTTAGGCGATGGTCCTGCCGCAATGCGTTATACAGAATGTAAATTAAGTCCTATTGGAATGGCAATGCTTGATGGAATTAAAAATGATTGCGTTCCATTTAAAAAGAACTATGACGGAACTTGCGAAGAACCTGTTATGCTACCATCTAAGTTCCCATATTTATTATGCGGAAACAATATGGGTATTGCAGTAGGTTTAAGTGCTAGTTTAGTTTCTCACAATTTCAGTGAAGTTTACAATGCTATTTGTTATTATATGGAACATAAAGATTGTTCTGTTGCAGATTTACTTCAATTTATTCAAGGTCCTGATTTTCCTACAGGTGGAAAAATTTTAAATGGAGAAGATTTGTTATCGATTTACACTAATGGCGTTGGTGCAGTAAAAGTTCAAGCACATTATGAAATTTTAAAAGAAAATCAAAAGACAAAAATTGTTTTTAGTGATTTACCTTATGGTATTGAAGTAGAAAATGGTGTTAAGAAGCAATTAAAAAAGTTAGTTTTAGATGAAGGAAACACTGAATTTGAAGATATTATTGTAGAGGGCGGAGATACTTTAGACAGCTTAAAGATAACTGTTGTTTTATCAAAAAATGCTAATGTCGGAAAATGTTTAGAAATATTATTCCAAAAAACAGGGCTACAATCAACAGTTAAAATTAATCAAACAGTAATTGTTAATGGTCAGCCAAGAACTTTATCATTAAAGGAAATGATTGCTTCTTGGGTAGATTATAGAAGTGCCATCGTTAAGAAAATCAAAGAAGATGAGTATGGTAAGACAAATCACAAATTAACAGTAGTCATTGGTTTGCAAAAGTGTATGAGTGATATTGATAAGTTAATAAGTCTTATCCGTAATTCCGCAAATCGTACATATGCTCGTGATGCAATTATGAAAGAATTTGAACTTAATATTGAACAAGCAGATGCGGTTTTAGACATGAAATTAAGTAAATTAAGTAAACTAGATTTAACTGAGCTTAATGATGAAGAAACTAACTTGGAACAAACTTTAGCCGCATTAAAAAAGATTATTGAAGACGAAACTTTACGTTTTGACATAATCAAAAAAGAGCTTCAAGAACTTAAAAAGAGTATCGGTGAAGATAACCGTTTAACTGAAATTTTATATAACAGACCTGTTGAAGGAACTGTTGCCGCAGAAATTGCAGTTAAGAAAGAATATCTAGTATATCCTAATGGATTAAGACCATTTATTGATGGAAACTTTACAGTTGATAATGATTTAGTTGCATCTGTAATGAGTTATAACTCACAAGATATTTATGGTTTTAATAAAATTGGAGATATTATGCCAATTAATATTGCAACTGATATAATTGGTGCTTGTGTTAAAAGTGATAAAAAAGACAAAGTCGTTAGCGTAACTAAAAATGGTAATATAAAAGTATCATTAGCGTCTCAATATAAATTGAACAAGAGTGAAAAAGTTATGAAATTAAAAGAAGATGATGAATTAATTTTCGCTTCATTCTGTAACGACAATGACTATTTAATACTTTTTGACAAACAAGAAAATAAAGTTTTAAAATTATCAATAAAAGATTTAACTGTTGCAAGTAAAGCAACACTTGGCGTAAAAAGTGGTTATGATACAATCACTTGTGCTGCAATTGCAACTAATAATGATAAATTACTTTGTGTAAATAATGGAAAAGGTAAATTTACATCAGTTAAAGACTTTTCAGTTGATAGTAGAGGCAATAAAGGACAATCAGTTGCGGAAAAAACTACCTATATTGCCACTTTTGAAGATGGTAGAACAAATATTTATGTAATACCGAAGATGGGTAAAACTACATTAGTAGACAGTAAAAAGTTGTCAATAAAGAGCAAGACAGCAAGCGGCGTTAACTTGTCAAATAAGATTATTGTAAAAATCGTTTAAAAAGGTATTGACAACAACGAAAAAATATATTATAATATATATGTAATTGAATTACAAGGAGTTTTATAAATGGAAAATTTTATTTTAACCCCAAATTGTAGAATAGTATTAGATTATATGTATAATAATGAGCAAACTTTTGTCGGCAAAGACTTAATTGAGTTAGTTGGAATAAAAGGTATTTATCCAGTATTAAGGTCTTTATGCGACAAAGGTTTGATAGAAAAGAAAGAACCCATTATTAGAGACTATACTTCAAAAGACGGAAAAAAGTGTCAAAATGAATATAAAACTTATCGTATAACAAGTAGCGGAAAGAGCTATATAGATAATGGTTTTAATAAAATAGTATAATAATCTATATTATTCAAAAAAATAAACAAAAGACAAAAAATTAGAAAGAGAGAGAAAAAATTATGGCAGACAAGAAAACTTTAACAAACACATTTACAGTAGTAGGACATTTAAAAGCAGTAGAGTATAGAAATTCAGACAAGCAAGCTGAACAAGTATCAGCAAGAGCAACTATTGAATCTGAGATTAATGGACAAACAAAAGAATATGAAGTTGAATTCTTCTCAAAGGCAGTAACTTCACAAGGAACACCTAATAAGTTATATGCTGCTTATATTGACTTAGGCAAGAATATTGGTAAGAAAATTAAAGTAAGCGGAGAATTTAGAGAAAATAGATATTACAGTGCAACAAGAGAAACTGTAGTTGGAGTAAATACTTTAAGTGGTCGTTTCATTAATTATGATGTAAAAGATGCTGATGCAGCAACTTTTGAATTCCAAGGTTTCGTAATTAAGGAATTAAGCGAAAAACAAAATAAAAATGGAGAAATCTATCAATATAACATCGGTATTGCACAAGAGGGTTATAAAGAAAATACATTAACTGTAATTAACTTTAATGTAAGCACAGACCCTGAAAGCTCTGATATTGTAAACTCAATTAGAGACCAATATAGCTTAGGTGCATCTGTAACTATCACTGGTGAATTAGATTTCCATACAGAAGTAACTACATCTGAAATTAACAATGAGGGTGGATTTGGTAAGCCAATCGTAAGAGAATACACAAATACATATAGAAACTACTATATCACTGGTGGTTCTGCTCCATTCTTACCTGATGACGAAAAAGCATTCTACAATGATGAACAAATTGCGGCTTTAGTTGCTGCTTATAAGGCACATGATGTAGAATTAGCAAAAGAAGCAAGTGAAAAGACTGATTCTTCTAATAAAACTACAACTGCAACTTCTGCAGCAAGACCTGCAACAAAGAAGACAACCAGTTTGATTTAATTAAAGGGGAGTAATCCCCTTTATTTCAACAAAAGACAAATTTTTAGACAAACGAAAGAGAGGAGAAACTTATGAATCTTTGGGAAATAGAACCACATAAAATAACTGCAACTTTAAATGACAAAATTATTCAATTTTATGGTGCAAATTCAACTAGAAAGACAAGTGTTGCCGCAAAATTTCCAAAAAGTTTAATTTTTGGTTTTGAAAAAGGATATCAATGTATTGATGGCGTTATGGCAATTCCTGTTGATAGTTGGGGTAAATTTAAAGACTATTTAAGACAATTAAAAGACCCACGTTCAAAAGCAAAGTTTGAAACAGTAGTTATAGATACAACTAGAATTGCATATGATTGCTGCACAACTTATCTTTTAGCGCAATATGAAAAGACTGATATAACTGATATTGGAACAAAAGGTAAAGGTTGGTCTTTATTAAAAAAGGAATTTAGTGATGTTTTAAATAGTATTCCTAAAATGGGATATGGTTTAGTTTTAATAACCCATGCCAATGAAGAAGATAAAAATGGAGTTTTAACCATTAAGACTGATTTAGATAAAGTAGCAACTGATGTTATAAATAAATTAGTTGACTTCCAGTTCTATGTAAGAAAAGAAGAAAAGGAAGAAAATGGAAATAAAGAATTAACTGTATTTGCTTATGCAGATGTTGCTTTCGCAGATACAAAGAACAGACTTCGTTACTTCCCAAAACATTTTGAATTTACTTATGAAAATCTATTAGCGGCATATCAAACAGCTTTAGATGAAGAAGTAAAGCATGGCGCAAAATTAGACACTGACACATTAAACAAACAAGTAATGGCTGAGCCGTTAGAAGACTTGAGAAATGAAGTTATTGAGTTAGTTAAGAAAGACCCAAATAACGAACAAGTAGTATCTTATATATCAAGTCATTTTACAAAGAAACTTAGTCAAACAGATGACAATGATTATGACAATTTAATTGCGGCTAGAGATTTCTTAAAATCATTGTTTAATGTTGAATAGTAATAAATAATGGATTCAAAATTATACACTAAAAAAGAACTTGAAACTTTAATATTGGAGTTGTCTGGATTAAAACAGATAACTCCACTTATTAATAAACAAATTAGCCGCTTAGTTATTGATGGAATGACATTTTTGGAAATTGCTAGATGTGTTGATTATTATGTAGAAATATTAGACCATCAAATTAAACCAGAATATGGAATTGCATTCGTTTCAAGTATTCGTGAACCAGCAGGTGAGTATTTTAGACAGCTTGAGCTTGACAAGCAAAAACAAGAAAAAGAAGCCGAAAAAGTTATTAAATATCAAGACAAGAATATTATTATCAATATAAAGTCATACAATTCATTAAATAAACCTAGACCTCCAAAGACTTTTGATGTTAATGAGATAAAGGTTGATGATGAAGAGTGTGTTTAACAATTAAAAATTAAATAGAAAAATGTTATAAAGGAGTAAGGTCTAATGTATCAAAAAGGTAAATTAGATAAATTATACGATAGCCAAGCAGCTTTGTATGTTTTAAGCAGTATAATGAAAGATCCTCTTTTAATTCAAAGTGATGAGTATGTGTTAATCCCAACTGACTTTTTTAAACCCATACATAAAATGATTTTTGTAGCCATTTATAATATGGAACAAGAGGGAATAACAAATATTGAACCAACAAGTATTGATTTATATTTAAGTCATTATGATGCACAATATAATTATTATAAAGCTCAAAATGGTTTTATGTTAGTACAAGAATGTGCGAGAATGACTTTAACTATGGATAAAAAAGAATTCTTGTATTATTATAATCGTTTAAAAAAATTCTCTCTTTTAAGAGATTTAGAAACTAACGGTATTGATACTACAATTTTCTATAATACTGAAGTTAGCTCATTGGATAAAGATGTAGAAGAAGATAAATTAGATAAAACTGCATTACAATCAATATCAAACACAATAAAGGGTACATTGGTTGATATTGAAAAGAAACATATCGGCAAAGATAATGGAACTGCGCAAAATGCTAGCAAAGGTTTAAGAGAATTAGTTCAAAGATATAGAGAATTACCTGAAGTAGGTTTACCTCTTGAGGGTTCTATTGTTAA